TGCCATCGATTGTATTTCATTGGCTCTGCCTTCTATGTACGCTTGTTCTTGTTGGTCTTGTCCAGCTTCATACTCTTGCTTCTGAAGTATGTCCTTCTTCATATTGTCTTCAGCTCGCCTTTTTGCTTCGTTGTTTGCCCATTCCTCAGTCATATCACCATCTTCATAGGCTTCTTTAAGGTCAGAATGTTTCTGGTAAGCATCAGGAACATCACCAATACGTTCTGATAATGACTTTTCAATATTCTGAAAGAACTTACGAGCTTCTTGTAAGTCGGCAAAGTTAGAACTATTCGCCTTAGCCATAATGTCAAATGCTGAAGCTATCTCTTGATTGTTTAAGCCAGTAGTTTCAATTTGAGTTCTAAAGTTACTGATTATCTTATCTTGTGTATCAAATTTTTCAACCAGCTCTTTGTTACTATGCGTTAACTTTTGGAAACGTTCACGAGTACGCTCATTGCTAATCGTAGCTAAGAACTCCTCATCAGTTGGCTCATCAGCCTTAGCTTCTTCTTCAGGTGTTTCGTCAGATACTTCTTCAGATACTTCTTCAGGTGTTTCGTCAGGTGTTTCGTCAGGCTCATCACTATCTTCTTCAATAATGTCCATTGCCATTTCAGGCGTTAGTTCACTATCATCCTCTAAGTTACCCTCAACTGATTCTTCAGGAACTTCTGTAACTTCATCAGCTACTACCTCATCGACTACCACCTCATCGACTACCGCTTCTAATTCATTCTCACTCATGCCTTCTTCTCCTTAATTATTATTGTTGACCAACCATCGCCATTAATTGCTCAGGTGATAGTTGTTGATCTTGTTGCATTCCTTGTTGTTGCATTGCTGGTGCTGTCTGTTGTGGAATGTACTTGTGAATATCGCCTTTGATGTCGAACCTCTCCATCGTCTCTTTAAGCATTTCTTCCATTGGTGTTGCGTCTTGACCTGCACCACGTAGTTGATATATCTGCTGTATTAATGGTTGTAGTATTGGTAATAAATCAATCCAAGTTTGTCGGTCTTCCATCTCATCAGGCTTGCCAGTTGAACCAGCACGTACACTGACGTTACAGAAGTTATAAATATGTTCTGCTTTCTCTTTACGTTGCTCAGGTGAACAATGATATTCAAATGACTCGTCATACCACGTAGCACCATTACCTGCAATTCGTCTAATCATGTCTGAGTCACAACCCAAGATGAAACACTGCGAAGCGTAATTGGAAATGTCTGAGATAAAATCTTCAAGCGTATCACGTTGCTCTGAGATTCTAGTTGCACGACCATTATTCATAATGGATGCTTCTGTTGCTGTCTTAGCCTTCAATACACCACCCATATCAGCTTCTTGTAAGCCTGATACAATCTGCAAGTCACGCATTATCTGAGCTGTGTCGTATGATTTCGGGTCAATCGGAATATGAACACCAGCTTGTAATGACTGCTCAATTGGTCTGCCATCAGTTGTAATAGATAACACTTCAGCTACTTCTGACACTGTGAACTTACGAATATCCTTTTCAGTTAAACCACTAGCAAGGTAATGTGGCTTATTCATTTCTCTATGCTTCTTTAGCTTGGTGCGTGTGTCTGTGTACTCATCTTGCAAAGGAATCCATTGCTCAAGGTCTGTTAATGGCTGGAACTCATCCTCTAACTGGTTAAATGCCAAACCAAAGAAAGGATACCAACGTTCACCAACAAATTCAGGTGTGTAGCTTTCTAATGGTGCTTTCACCCCTTTAACGATTACATGAACACGATTCTGTTCTTTATCCCATACTTCAAATACTGCTACTGGTGAAACTCTGTCGTTGCGCTTATACATTTCACGATTCGTTGCATCGTTCTCTAAGTAGTCATAGTCCTTCTTATCTTTACCCCATACGTGAGTTTGCACGCCAGTGAGGTCAGCATCAGGATAACGACCTTGTAATTCTTCTTTGCTAATCCATAGACGTTGATACATACGCTTGGCTTTGTGCATATTCGAGAATCGACCAACACTAGGATGGATGAATATGTCCTCGAAGTCCACATTGTCAATCACTAAACCCCTAGTTATTTTGATCTCAGAAGTTTCGTACACGCCTTTCTCAATCTGACGTAAGCGTTCAGCACTTAAATCATCGTCAGTATCTTCTAAGTCATGCTCAATACCTGCGCCAATATGTAGATTATCTTTTGTATCAGATAATGGATTTGTCGCTAGTGGAGTTGAATGTGCATGTTCTTCGAGGTGAACTTTCACCCAACCAATTGAACAAACCTTTGCACTTCTTACTGAGTTCTTGAAAATATCTTTAGTGTCTGACTCACGAAATGAATGGTTTAAAACAATTTCTAATGTTTCTGAAAAGGCTTTTTTCCACTCAGGGGTATCGTACATGTCCACATCCATTGTCATTTCACCAGCTATCTTGTCGTTGACTGATACAGTTATCTCAGGTGACTTAGCATACACATGTGGAATTAGTGACTGCAAGGTTGAGTTAATCAAGTTAGTTTTAACTTCATTTTCACCGAAGTTCTCACCTTTGATGTACTTACGATTGTTCTTAATCTTTTTAAGAATGCCTGATTCTTCGTTGCGAATAAACGCTATCTCATCAATTTCTTCATAGTATTGATTGACCAACGCTTCTTGTTGTTTTGGGTCGATTGTCTCTACCTCAGCTACGATTGTTACTTGTTCTTCCATTTCCATTTTTGTACCCCTGTGTTATCCATTATATAAATGAGCAAAACTGCCCTCAACAACCCCACTGTCTCGTTCTTCCTTTCTTGGTTTCGTTCTTCGACTGACTAACGAATCTGTTACTTCATCCCACGTATGGTCTTCCTGTGTTGTGTCAATGTCTTCGCCATTCTTTGGGTCTCGCATCATCACTGGAACGGTGCGTACAAAGTGCTTGCAGTTATCAAACACAAAGAAGCCATCACCACCAATGACCTTTCCACGCGCATCTGTCTTTGAATTGTTTAATCGAACTACTAGCTCATGTGCTTTATCAACACGATAACCATGACCACTATTACCTTTCTTCGCTGGCTTATTGAAATAGATACCTGCTCTAATGAAATGCTCACTCACACCAACAGTTGCACCATTTGATGAAGGTAAGTCACCTATGTTGTTTTTAAACTCAATGCCTTTCTTACGTTCAGCTTCATCCAACGCCAGCATCTGCTCTGCTACTTGCATTGCTGTCTCATGTGTACCAACATTAGCTTCACCACCCCAGCCATACAATTCACGATAACGATAAACATTGCCATCGAAGTCTTGTGCGTACCAGCCAACCGAATAAGGCTTATCAAAACCCCAGTCCAATCCTCTCCAGCGTTTCCAACCACTAGGAATAGGAAATGCTTTAAGCAAATGAATCTCAGGCTTCCAAATGTTATGAAGGTAAGCACCACCAATAGCACTTAAAGGCTTCTGTTGATACAGGCTTTCCCAATCTCTACTTGGTAGTGACTGTCTAATCGCTTTTAGCTTATTCAAAGGGTATCTTTCTTGCCACAAAGCATCGCCTGATTTACGCCCTATTTCATCTTTACCTTCAGCAATGGCTGGCAAAGTGACAATCTCCCAATTCTCGTGCTGTTTCTCTCGAAGCAGGTAGCCAATCAAATCATCTTCATGCCAGCGTGTTCCAATCAATATGATTTTGCCTTCAGGCATTAATCTTGTATAAGCGTCTGCGTTGTACCAATCCTTTGTGCTTTCCCTGAATGTGTGTGACTCAGCTTCAGCTCTTGATTTAACTGGGTCATCAATCAGCAATAGGTCAGCACCTTTACCAGTAATAGCACCACCAACGCCTACTGCGCTCAGTGAACCACCATCTTTTGTTTCAAATTCAGTCTTGGATTGTGAATCATCACTCAAGATATTGCCGAATATCGATTTATATGTGTCTGTTTTCAATAGGTTACGCACTCTACCGCCAAAGCGTTGAGCTAATGACGAACCATAAGCACTAAGTATCACCTGACGTTCAGGGTTGCGACCTAAGAACCATGCAGGCATTAGCTCACTCACAATCAAAGACTTTGAATGTCTTGGTGGCATTGAAATGATTAAACGACTGATCTCTCCACGTTCCATTGCTTCAAGTTTCTCAAACACCAGCTTATGATGTTCAGCTATCTCGAATTTAGGAAAGCACATAACGCTAAACGCGCCTAAAGATTGTCGTGCAAATGAAATTACGTCTTGACTCATAAAAGCTTCTTGAGATTCTCCCTTTGCAATTCTGTTAAATCATTAGTTATATCAATAGACACAACCTCTGCTGTTACCTCTGTGGCTCTGCGCTTTGGTGCGACATACTGAGCCAGCTCTTTGCTTGCGTTATACTCCATCACCTTATCGCCTTCCTTCTTAGCATCCATAGCTAACCTTGCTAAACTTTCTAAAGGGTCATAATTAAGTTCTGCCAGCTTCTCAGCAACATTTAGGGTGACTTTGTTTTTAGTACCCTTTTTTCTACCACCCCATTTTTTTCCTGTTGTATTTGCCATACTACTGTTGAACTACTTTAGTTAAATCTCATTATCAGGATGTGACTCGTTCAGAAGATACTCAACCTGTTGCAATATCTGCTCATATTTATAAGTTTCTGTTATCTCTTTAGATTGTTTTATTCCTTGGTTTGCCATCGTCTTAATCAATTCCAGCTTAACCCTACATTCTTCCATCGTATGAATCATGGTGCTTTAACTCCCATTGCTTCCCAATACAAATCATTAGGGTGTGGTAGGATAATTCCTAGTTCAATCATTGCTCTGTCTATGCGTTCTAAATACTCAGTAAACCCCTTAATCTTTAACTTCTTGGTGCTGGGTATCTTCATTGAGCCATCGTCATAAAATTCTTTATCGATATGGTCGCACTTAAATCTAGTGTGTAAACCCTTATGCCATTTGCCATCTTCTAAATAATCAAGTTTAGGCATACCAGTCTCATCATCGATATGAGATAACCACAGCCAGTAAAGTTTGTTTTGCTTAACTGAACGAGTTGCTTTATCTTCTCGTATCTCGATTATTGCTTTGTCTGAATCAGGGTATTGGCTAAAGTGACTAACCACCATTGACTCAATAATATTTCGTTTGTCCTTACTGCGTTCAATAACTCTTTTCACGTATTAAA